TTTTTTTTGCTAACTCTGAGCAACTTAATTTATTTTTTGTACGATAGTCTTTTAGTTTCATTATTTTCCTTTCTGAATACAGACCATTACCAAAAAAGTTATGCACAATCAAGGTTTATTTACTATTGCCATAGTGGAAAAACTATGAAATAAAGGCATTGAAAACAATGAGTAATAAAAAATATTTTGATACATTAAATAATGGTAAAGGCTTAGATCATTGGTCCCCTTCTAGCTCTAGTATGCCACTAGCTAAATTTAATCTTAACTATGGACATCATGATGGAGTAGAGAGAAGTATGTTTCCTATGCAATACAAACCTAGATTTGGAAACCTAGTTAATAACACAGCTCAAAGAATGGAATGTGAAACTCTTTATTGGAAAGATAAAACAATTCAACTTAAGAATAGAAACTATGACGAGGTGTTCGGTAAAGAGTTAGATGATATTAATAAGTATGATCCTGTTGATCACAAAGATGCTTACGCAAGAGAACATATGTTGGAGTATGCACACAAGACTATCGATCAAACAAGAAAGGTGGTCAAGGAACTTTGTGGCAAAAATAAGATTACCTCTGAACGATATGTCATGAACAAACCTAAACAATTATTACACGACATCATAGGAAGGATAGATTACGAAACAGAAGGTAAGAATGGTTTGTTTATAGAACTTAAAACAAAACCGCCAAGCATTATAAAGAAAAAAGGTAAAGATGAATACTATTTTAAAACTCAACCACTTGGAGATGATGCAGTTTTTGATTCTTATTGGGGTCAAGTAGCTTTCTATTGGAAGTGTACAGGTAAGAAACCTTTTTTAGTTTTAGTTAATGATAAAGAATATTTAATCTACGATGACACTCATGCAGCTTTGTATGATGATCATTTAGAATACCAATACAACATGATGGTAAAAAGAATTTATAACTGGGAACAAATGATTATATATTGTAAAGGTGATCTGCAAAAGCTCGCAGACCTATGTGAGCCACCTGATCTTAATCATTACTACCATTATAAATACTTAACAGACAAACAACGAAAAACTATTAAAAAACTTTGGGGGTTAGATGCGTGATAAAATAAAAAAGATAAATGAATTGTGTCGTAAAGATGGCACATATAAAAATGATAAAGGTCAATCAACTGTTTCATTATGGAGTAAGATTAAATATTTTAGACAGGTGTTTGGCGATGAGCTTGGTATAGATACAAGTGTTATGGAATACGAAGATTATTATATCTGTAAGTGTAAGATCCTAGCTTACGATCCTGAACGAGTATTAGCCACAGGTCATCATAAACAATTTAAAAAAAGAAATGCAACATACATACAAGGTGCTTTACCTATGTCTGAATCGTTTGCAATATCAAGAGCTTTAAGTGTCTTTGGGATTTTGGATTCTGATATTACCTCCCTCGAAGAGTATAATATGTTAGGTATTCCAATGACTAAAGAAACTAAAGGTGCTGCCAATGGCAGTACAAATAAAGGTGTAGATCAAATCATAAATGAGTTCAAAAAATGTAGAAACATTTATGAGTATAGGCAAGTTAGAAAATATAACGACCCATACATTGAACAAGCCTTAACTAAACATCCCTCTACTTACAAAGCGATAATGAATGTTGTCGAAAACGTAGAGGATAAACTAAACAAACAGGAGAAAATATAGAATATGGATAAAATCTATGTTAAATTAATACCTAATGCAGACAAACAACCAGGAGATAACAGACCTAGTTGGGTTGCACCTATTAATCCAAAATCCCCACAAGGCAAAGTTTGGAGAATTGGAGCGAAAGTTGGCGACAATTGGTACAACCAAGCTGCTTTTGACGATACCAATGAAGATGGCTCACCAACAGGAGGATTGAATGTTGTGCTTACACCTAGCGATAGTAAAGCACCTCAATCTAGTAGCGGTGGACAACCAGCAATGGGTGGATATAAAAAATCCTACCAAAAAACTGGAACTTATGGTAATTACAGAAGATAGAGCTTAGGCTCTAAGTTTGTGGCGAGGTTTTAGTCATCACCCTTGACTTTCTTACGTTGTTTTCCCTTGCCACAGACTCCAAACTTATGACTGATAATGTATATAAAAAGCAAATAGGTGGAAATCACTACTCCATGCCTATTCAACCAGCAGAATTTATTAATAAAAACAACATACCCTTTGCCGAAGGCAATGCTATTAAATATTTATGTAGACACAAAAAACGTGGTCAGAAACAAGACTTGCAAAAAGCTATTCATTATATAGAAATGGCAATCGAAAGGGACTATGATTGACAATAAGGTTAAATGTTATATAAGAACAAGAAACGGACAAGCGTTCTTTCAATATGTAGAAAGATTTGATTCCGCAGAGAAAGCTGCCGACCCCTCAAATGAGGGAGAGTTAGTAGAAGTAAAAGTCTCCGATATAAAATGGGACTTTACAAAAGTGAAGGAGGATGCTGATGGTAAACATCAAAAGTCGTCTGCAGAAACTGATGGACAAACAAAGAAAGAAAAGTGAGTTGTATGTTCAAGCAGTACAGAAAGCTAATAAATTAAAAGCTGAAAGTTATAGCTTACATTTAAAAGTTTCTGAATGTAGAGAGCAATTAATGGCAAATACGTAGTCATTAATTACATCGTTATAAAAACAACAAAAGGTTGTGCAAACAACAGAGGGGATGCTACGCAAATGAAAACACTTACACAATTAAAACAAGCAATGAAAGCTCCAATGTATAGGGAACTAACAGGAAGAGAACTTTTAATTTATAAGACAGGATTTAAGAATGGCTTTCGCATGTCATTGCAACAAAGCAAAGCAAAGATAGAAGGTCAGCTATTAAAGTTAAAGTTAAGACAAGAAAGATTTGAAGAAAAAAGAAATGGTTTAGTATCAGATCGAAAGAAAGTTTATCCTCAAACTTTAGATACAGTAGTTAATAAAATTTGTATTAAGTATCAAGTTAGTAAACAAGAAGTGTTAGGTCCAAGACGATTTGAATTTTTAGTTAGAGCTAGAAGTATTATAATTAATTTAATGATAGAGATGTATGGTGTATCGTTATCTCAACTAGGTAGAATGTTAAAGATAGATCACTCTACAGTTATACATCATCGCACATTAAAAGCATTAAGTAGAAGATTCTGGACAGCTGAGAAAACAATACACCAAGAGTTTAAAGAATTAAAAGAAGAATTGCTTAATTAAATCCTCTTAACATAGATTGGTAGCTTTTTTTACTTACAGTAGATTTAGATTTACTTCTACTTGTACCAGCTTTCTTTCTTTTGTTAATGTTATAATACAAACCTTTCTTGGCAGTCTTACCTGATTTAGTTTTGTGATAATCTTTTTTCATTATTTCCTTTTTGATTTAGATTTAACTATTTTTTTTTGTAATGATTTAGGTAAAGTCTTTTGTTTCTTTGTTAATTTACCTTTGGATTTCTTGCCGTACATTTTGTCTCCTTATGTTTATATATTTATCAAAACAACTTTCTGTGTTTTTATTATAACTTTCACAAAATCGTTTCTTCTCTGCGTTTATAATCCATCCACCTTCATTACTCAATAGCTGTCTTTTACACATGATGCAATATCCACAAACTAAAGTAAGGTTTCTTTTAGACCAGGTTTTTTTCTTTACCATTTTTTGCATGACCAATAACGAGCTGTCATTTTATTTGTAGCAGTAGCACATTTATGTCTAGCTCTAAAAGATTTACGAGCTGCAGGATTAGACTTACGTATCTTCATATTAGCATCGCCAAATCTAATAATAGTTTCTTTACCATTAACACAAGCCTTAACTACAAATTTCTTACCACCTTGTACTTGTCGTTTAGGTGCGTTGCATTTCATCTTTGCTTTATTTATAGCCATAACTATTTATAATATTTTCTGTCGTATAAAACAACTTTCCATTTATCTTTCTTTTTAAAGTTCCCTCGTTTAGCATATTCTGTAGCTTCTTTTTCTGTGTCCCATATCTCGTTTGTGAATATCTGCCAACGATCATCTTGAAACCAAATTAAAGAATACATTAATCACTTTTTGATATGCTTATTATTTTACCATCTTTTATAACAGCATTAACTTTCATACATTGAAACTGTGCGTTGTTTGTTGATCTCATTGATATACGTTTTCTCTGCATACATTCGCTAAGGGAAGGCATGAGTAAGTGTTCCTTCAAAACTGGCGGATCGCCTAGGTACATGAGAAGTGCAAAAACTAATTCCATTTAGTGTCCATTCATTTTCTTTTGCAACATATCTATCTGTTCTTTAAGATGATCTATGTTTACTTTATTGTATCTTGATGCGTCTATTTCTTTTTCTATGCTTTCTATTTGACCGGCAAGGTGTTCGATAAGCATATACATTTCTAAGTTCTTAGGTTCTTGTTCTGCTTTTTTAAGTAAGTCTGCTTGAAATAAAGTATCTGCTGTTTCTAATCTGTTAAGTCTTTCTTCGATACCAAAGTAAACCCATACACCAACAGCAACTCCTGCCACAATAGATAAAATTGTTTTAAGATCGGTGCTTACTTTTGTGCCTTCATTAATTTTCATTACTGTCCTTCAAATACTTGTCGTTCAGGGTTCTCTTTTTTCCAACCATCTTTTAACACAGTCCAATAACTAATACTAGCATCTGGTCTTTCATCAAAACTAGCAGTAGACATAACACCAACTTTCATACACATATTAATAAGTTCAGCAAATTCTGGTGGAGGAGGATTAATTCTTGGTACTCTTTTGCACTCTTTAATAACTTCTAATTGAGTTTTAATTTTCATTTGTTTTTCTTGTTCTGCAATAAACTCATCTGTACACGCTGAACCTAAATATTTTCTCCAAGTAAATCTTAACATTCTATCATCATCAGTTCCTTGATAGTTGCTGCTAGGATTGTTGTGATTGTAATTATATGTGTCGTCTCTTTGTTCAATAGAAACATCAAAACTACCTTGACTACACGTATTTGTGCCGTTGTTTAAATATTCATTTCTTGCTTGTACTGATGTAGCTACAAATAAAAAAAATAATATCCAAAATAAATTACCTGTTAAGGTCTTTAATATCATATTCATGTTGTCTCACTTGATCTGCTAATTGTTGAAATATATTTTCTGCCATGTCCCACGTTGCTTCAGCTCTAGCTAATCTATTTTTAATATCACTAAGAACTTCTTTTTGTATCTCTAAATCTTGAGTAACTTTTGTAAGTATTTCTTTATTGACTTGAATAGTATCAGTCATGGTAAGTACATATCTGACAGAGGTAAATGTTCCAGCTAGTATCGCACCAATAACAGGTATAATAACTATATTCTTTTTTAAATATTCTAATCTACTTTTTGGTTTTTTCATTGTGGTTCTTCTCCTCCGCAAATATATCCTATAACTTTTTTACCTTTGTATGTG